TCGTAGGCGGTTTGCGCTTCTTCAGCGGTACCGCCACTGTCGATGGATGCCTGTCGGGCAGCCTCACCAGCCGTGACCTTGCGTGTGATTTTGGCGGTGGGTGGGTCTTCGGGCCACACCACCTCAGATACACGCGAGTACACCGATGGCAGATCCCGCAGGGCCTGCCTGTAGGTTGCCCATTCCTCAGCGGTGTGGTCACCAAGGGCGGCGTCAGCGATCTGTGTCCAGTCTGCTGCTGACAGCATTCCGTCACGCTGGCCTCTGACCATGTTCATGTCCAGATCGGCAGCCTCAGCCATCGCGGTCAGTTCTGCTTCTTCAGCGTCTGTCAGGTCGTAGTAGACCCCGTTGACAACCTTCTGTCTAGCCATTTCTATGCTCCTGTTACTCCGTAGAGGGTGAATGTCGAATACTGGGCGAGTCCACCTAAACCACTGTTCTTCGTTGTAACCGAAACGGCGCTGACAGCCGCAGTTGAATGGTATAAACCCGCCCCCAACTCCAGATACCAAGCGTTGTTACTTGTGGAGGCGTTCTCCTGACAGGTCTGCATTAGTGCCTGCTTGAAGTTCGCTGTGTTCGCATAGTTCGGAATCCAAATCTCAAGTATCCCAAACGTGTTAGCGGTTGCTGAAGCGGCAGGGATCTGAGGCTTGTCCCAACCTGCGTAGTCGCCAGTTGAACTGCGGGTGGAGGAAGGGGTGGCACTCAGGGCACGCAGACGGGTAGCCGAATAGTTGGCGGCAGTCGTGTCACTGTTGAGTGTGATTACCAATTCCTCGTTGGTGCTGCTACGGGTGCCTCGGATACTGGCCTTCAACAGCAGGTGATCGTAGGATGCCGCAATGGATGTGGCCGACCACGAAGCCGTCGTTGCCCCCAGTTCGGTGTGGTTGATAACAGTGAAGACAGGCATCAGGCACTATTCAATCCGTAGAGAGTTATTTCTGTTCCACGAACAAAATCACTTCCCCCATCGGGATACAGCAAAATACTGGTTATCGCCGCCGTGTCAACCCACAGCGCCGAACCAGTCCCGAGTTGAAAGCCGTTCTGGTAGTCATCCACAATGCCATACGTCTGCGTCATTGTTGTGTTCTTGTTCGCGTTTGCGTAATCCAGAATGTCGATAGTAGTCGCTGCGAAGTTCGACCTTGAAGGCGTGTACGGCCCCGTAAGGCGACCGCCGCCGTACACATAGGTTTGACCCGCATATTTATTAGCGGCCTTATTGTTGCCGTTGTAGGCGTACATGTAATGCGTCGAATAGTTGGCACCCGTGTCGCCGTTGAATCGGAGGTTGATATTGCGACCCCCGCTGCCCGAGTGGGCGTGGCGTCCCGATACCCGTATTTGCAAATGCTCGTAGGTTGCGGGAATAACCGAGAACGTCACCGACGCTGCATCAGCCTCCAAATACGACGTGGCGAGTGCTTCAATAACAGCCATTACGGACTCACCGTCACACTGGGTGGCCCCATTCTGGGCAGCACGCCAAACAGGGAGAACATGCTGCCATCAGCCAAATCACCCCTGTACCCAATCAAGTCGATTGCAGCGAGGTCCGCCTGCTTCATCCAGTTGACAGTCATCAAGCGGGCCTGCCCATTCGTGCCGGGAGCAGAATCATCGCAGGAGGTAGTGCTGAACATCTTGTTTTTCCCTGAGTTGATGTCAAAAAGTGTGGTGACAAATGCTCCGAAGATCCCTGTGGTATCACTCGCTGAAGGCATCCACGCCAGATAGCCCTGATCCATGTCTCCTTGACCTGAAGCATTGGCGCCATCACCCACGAATGCTTGCCCGTTGTAGTAGCCGTTGCCGAAAGCGTCATCGTTGAGTTCAATCACGAGCCAGTCGCCGCCAGCGACAGCCCGCAGAATCCGTGTGTAACCCACGATTATCAGATCCATGAACTGGGACCAATCCGTGGAACTTCCATCATTAGGGTTAGTGAACCTGACCGATGCGGCATCCGCGCCAAGTGTCGTCGTGGCTAAACCAACCCATGCCTCACCGTCAGTGAGAACACCGTCAGCGCCGATGTAGGAGGGATCAGCCATCAGGCAGCCACCGCGTATCGAATAATCACAATGCCTGCACCGCCGTCGATTCCCAACAACAGTCCCTGTTGTTTCTGGCCTCCACCGCCGCCACCAGAGTTCGGAGTGCCGCCTTCGCCGTAGTCGTGTAATGCTGCCTGACCACCGCCACCCGAACCACCTGCACCTTGGGAGGAGTTTCCTGAAGCACCACCACCACCCGCATAAGTGACAGTTGCAGCCGTTATACCCATCTGACCCGTGAGGCCATTGCCGCCAGCGCCGCCAGCGAACCCAGCGGCGTTAGCACCAACAGCACCTGCACCACCACCACCGCCACCCGCATAAGTAGCAGCAGTTCCGCCAGCGTTGCCCGTGCCTGTCCCCACAGCAGAACCCGCCGTACCTAAACCTGCGCTTGTTCCTCCAGCGCCACCGCCGCTGCCGCCATTGCCAGCGTTCCTGTAAGAACTGGTCGCGTAAGAGGCGCTTCCCCCGTGGCCGCCGCCAGTAGAGGTCACGCCACCAAAGTACGCCCCGCCGCCAGACGAGGCGGCGGCTGCCGAGGCAAGAGCACCCGCACCGCCCGCCCCGACATTGACAGTGTAAGTGCCAGCAGAAACAGCGTAAGTGCCTGTGTTTATTTCGCCAGAGCCGCCGCCACCACCACCACCGTCGGGCTGACCCGACGTGCTACCACCGCCAGCGCCGCCGCCTCCACTGACAATCATGTAATCCACATCAGCCGAACCAGAAGCAACATAGAACTTGCCTGAACCACGGAACGTATGCACCCGATACGTCGTACCACCAGAGGCATACTGCGTGATGATCCCACCGAACGCCTGTATCGCGGAGACACCGCCAGCGGATGCGCCAAGTAACGCAGCCTTGAAAGCCCCAAGAGGCATTACGCCATCGCCGCCCCGGCCAAGAAGCCGTACCAGATAGTCCCAGCATCAATCGTCATAAACGTAAGTATATCAACACCCGCAGCAGTCAAAGTCGGGGCAGTGCCACCAGCCCAATCAACTGATGCAGGCCACGCCACTGTCTGCGACGCACCATTCGTGAGAATCAAAGTGAATGAACACGACTTACCCGTAGCAGACGGGTTGCCGAACGTGAATGTGTTCGCTGACGTGTCAACTGTCGCCGTATGAACATTACCCAAAGCGATGTCGAAATCCTGTGTCCCACCACCGGTACCGCCAACAACATTGACCGATTCGGCGTAATCAATGAACTCCGGCGTTTCAATGAGGTTGTCGCCCATCGTGATCTTAGAATCCGTGAACTCCAACGCCTTGTCGCTGGCATCCCACAACATGAGATCGCCAGCAGTTCCGCTATGGAAAGAAACATCAACACCTGTGCCGTCAACACCGACATCAACAGCAGCGTCAATCGCCAGATTCACCGTGGCTGCGCCACTTGTAGCACCCCCACTGATGTTTGTTCCAGCCACAACTGAGGTGATGTCACCGGTCGTAGGCGCAACCCATGACAAACCAGTAGCCGTAGTCGAATCAGCAGTAAGAACATGAGTGTTCGTACCGGCAGCCAGACGCCCCACGGCGTCAGCACCCGTAGCAACAATCAAATCACCCAAAACATCAACAATGTCGTTCTGAACAACACCGGGTGTGGTGTTGATGAATGCTTCAATATCGTCGTTGTTCTGGTTTACATCCGCAGCGACGATAGTCGTTCCAGCGGAGAACGTGTTCGTAACAGCAAGAGTTGCCATTTACCTAAGTCTCCTTGGTGTGTAAGTGAACGCTAAAGCATTCACTTCCCAATGGTTGTCGGAAGAAGGCCCGCTGACCTTCATACTAATACTTCTACCTGTCCCAAGTGTGGGCAGATTCTGCACATTTGCAGTCAAATCGGCTGAAATGGCATCCCACTCCGCCAAATACACTGAATCGGGGTCCGCATCATCCCATTTGGCTGTATCCCAACGCGACTGAGATACCTTCCCCACTACCGACAAGTCAAAAGAGTTCGTCTGTTCTGACTTATCGAAATCCTTGTAAATCAGAATCGGCAACGTGATCGTCGCCTCCGCTGACAACACGACACGCGGGCGCCCCCATCGCTTCTTCACAATCGGATTCTTACCTGTCACCCAACGAGTTACGAAGTACGAAACAATGTGTGTTTCCGTTGATCCAACATAACGGTCACTGGTGCGGTTCTGCGCATCCTCTACGTCAACTAGAATCCCAGTATTGGCAACACAACCACCATAAACGGTTGCTGCGGCATTTGGGGGCCGATACGCCAGCATCGGGCCAGCATCAATATCGGTCATAACCCAAGAACCATCAGCACTAATCGTCGGATCATAAATGAATACTCGCCTCGTCGTTGCACCGTCTGCAACCCAGTCTGTCGAAACATACAACTTGTTGTTTCCCCACGCCAACTGAGGCGGACTCGTGGTGCGTATGCGTGCATCATCTAAAGCAGGAGACAACTTGGAGAACAACCAAATGAACTGTTGCCCGTTATAAAGATAAACACCTTCATTGGCGGACCAGAAGAACACTCCGAACGGCGAATGCACCGGGGACGACAGCGGGGTGGAACCCACGCTGTTCGTCAACGTAACCACCTGAAACGAATCAGAATCGAAACCGTAGACCGCGTACACGCTGTTTGACTTGAATACCAATAAGCGATCACCCATCGGGAGAAGACCGGTGATGTAATCACCGTGTTCTCCCTTATCAATGTCTACATAGTCGGCAGCAGCCCACTTCTCCGGGTCGTTGCTATTGCTCCATCTGATCCGGTACTTGTGGCTTGTTCCCGATTCGACCGTGTTGGCTGCCCACGCGAAGTTGTTCCAAAAGGCCACATATTGGGCCTGCGGGAAGTTACCGGCAGAACCATTCAATACGAGGCCAAGATCCGCTCCACTGGATCCATCCCACTTGAATGAAACCTTGTCGCCAGACACCCCGTAGGCGACATTGTTCATTGTCATGCCGTACACGCGCGTACCGGCGGTACGCGCTGTAATGCCTGTTATGTCAGTGAAGTTGGCGGTGGTTGCATAGGCGACAGCGGTGCCATAGTTGACCATGACCTGATTGGTGCCTGTGTCGGTGTGTAACCCCCAAATGCCTTCTATGTCGGCACTCAATGCTGTCGTGTTGAGGCGATCCACACCATCGCGCATACGAATGCCGCCACGGGGATCAACGAGCACGTTCAACAGATCGGGGGATTCATTATCCGCAAGGTTGAACTGGTCTGAACGAAAGTTCAGACCTCCGGTGAAGGCTTCAAGAACCTCTAGTTTGAACTCTCTACGGGCCACAGCCCGCTACCACTCAACGCCACCGGTATTGGCGTATCGCAGGCGCCCCCATCCGGCTAGGAAACGATTTGAAGATCGGCTATTTGCCACCATCGGCTGGGGTGAAGGCGTATCAGAATACCTGCGTGCCACGTTGTCAAGTTCGATCATGTAGTTACGCATGTACTGGTCTGCCATCGTGGGATCTTCCTGCTGCAAGTAACACTTGGCGATGGCATAACTAACAAGAACAGGATGGAATGGGGCGGGAAGGTCTGGAACCGCACTATCGCTACTGCCCTCTCCGAACGCTGTAGCGTTACGAATCCCACGAACATAGATTGTTTCGGTTGAGGATGGTGTCGGATAGAACCGCACCGTTTCGTTCCAGAAACTCCACTCCCACGGTGAACCCGATGATTCTACTTCCAACGGGTAGTTGGAATCGGCGTCATCTCTTCCAATGTACTGGATAACATGATCATCGGTACGCAACGAAACAACATCACGCAGACCCTGCGTCACCGAAGCGCCTACAGTGGCGAGGGTGTAATCCTTCGTGCTGCCAGTTGTAGAAAACGTTGTCAAGGAATCGTAGAAGGGCCAACGCTTCTCGCTGTAGACCATAGCGTCGAACCCCTGACCGATAATGTTATTTAGAACAGTATCGGAGATGTCCGTTGCGTCGATGTCCACGATTGCACGCGCCTGCGTGCGCATTTGCACGAGTGTCATGTCTGGCACTAGGAAGCAGCCTTTTGCCTCGTATGTCCGATGCAGAGGGTAGACCCGGCCACGGGGCGCGCTTTGCAGGGCGCCCCGTGGCGGGTCATTTCGGAACAGAACCCGTCACGAGAAATGGGAGGTTCACTCAAGTTGCCGGACACACCGGGCACCATCCTCGCACCGGAGCCTGAGCCGGGTGCGTAGTGGGATGGTGCAGAACCGCGTGCGCCTGCTGGTTCAGCATTTCTGCTGTAAACAAGAGCGATTTCTCGTGACAAGTTATGCCCCTAGTTAGTCGGTAAGCCCGTAAATCATGCCCTGACGAGCACGATTACTTGTGGTCAACTCGCCGTAGCACAGAATCTGTGCGTAGCGTGCATCCTGATTTGTGGGACGCACAAACGGAGTTGGCTGGAACCAAGTATCCGTATGAGCAACCAGCCTCAGGTATTTGTTGTTCAGGAAGAACATCTTACCGTCAAGGTCGGTGGCGCTGTCATAAGTAACAGGGGCGCCCTTGAAGAGCAGATTCTGGAATCCAGCATCTGCCACCTTGGCGTCTGTGTACCGAAGATTCGGCTGGAGTAGAGCCTCGTAAGCCTCGTACTCGTCCTGATCACTGATGATTATGGTCGGCTGGTCATTACCAACCGAAACGGTGTTGTACATAGTCGCCATCGCGGCGATAGTGAGGACACCACCCTGATCGGTGAGAGTTGACCTCCACCAAGCGTTGTCGGCGTCGGTGGCATCAATACCGGCAAGGCCGGTTGCTGATGGTCCGTCGTTGCCGGTACCAACTAGGGCGTTCAAACCAAACATGTCCTTGCCGCCGTTTCCGGCGCCGTTGCCCCAGAACATCGCGTTCATGTTCTGAATGATGGTTTCCTCAGCCTGCATGATCTTGCCTTCAAGAAGGTCAATGATCGCTGCTTCGCCGTTGTTTTTGGCTTCCTCAATACCGGTGATTGTTACGCTGGCGGCGTACTGCTTCCACGAATACTCAGCAGCCGTAATGCCTGTCTGAGCCGTGATAGCAATAGTGTCGTCGCCTGCATAGGAACCGGCAGTTGAGTTGGTCCCGTAGATGATCGGAACAACGATTTGTGCACCTCCACTGATGCGCCGCAATGATTGTCCATTGGTTAGCGCATAAAACAGCGGTCGGGCAGTAAAAACGTTATCCGCCAACTTCGGGATGTAGTTCTTTAGCGTAGTGCTAAGGATCTGATTGAAATCAGTGTTTCCTGCGACCATGCTAAGTCACCCCTTTTCTAGTAGTTGTTATGAATCGGATAGTTCTGTTTGTGCCAGCGAAAAAGCATCACGAATCGAATCCACCGCACGAACTGCACGTTCCACGTTTCCTTCTGAGGAACCGGGTATGCCATCAACAATCTGGGCTGCACGCTTATCTTCAACAATCTCAGCGTCCTTGGCTACCGTCTGCATTTTATCCCAGTTCATATGGGTAAATGCGGCATCAAGGTTGTTGATCTTGTTCTTTAGAGCGTGCGCGTACAGCGCCTTCTCATCAAAATCGACATTCTCGTACTTGTCGCGGAGTGTCTTCACTTCCTTCTGCAAGTTTTGCTGTCTCAACGCGCGGTTCTGTTCTTCAATGGAAGACTCAATGCGCCGCAAGCGAACTTCATCAGGGTCCATGTCCTCGTAATCAACCTGTTCAGGTGATGACGACTTCTGGTTGCCCACACCAACTCCGAATGATCCTGCCAAAGCAGTAATCGCTCCTTCCGGGTCGGCCTCTAGTGCTTGGACGATTGCCTCTCCTTGAGCCAATCTCTCGCGTTCGGATGCCAACTCCTGCGTCTTACGGGTGTAATCCGCCTGACGGTGGTACCCATTTTGAAGTTCATTCAATGAAACCTGCTCTTCATGACCGTCTACTTTGACGGTGAACGAGTCCCCTGTTGAAGTCTCTCCGTATGCCATAAGGAATCCTTTCGGGTGTTCCTACGATAATGTTATAACTGTCCCGCTACATGTTAGGCAGTTCCAGACCCATCTGGTTCTGCAACTGCGCCAACAACTCTGGCGGTACGCCCCCGGTGGCCTCAAAGACCTGATCGGGGACTGGACCCGGACCCATGCCGCCACCCATAGGTGGTGGTGGCATTCCTCCCGGTGGAGGTGGACCCGGAGGCGGTGCCCCAGCAGGCGCGCCTTCAGGCGCTGCGGGCTGCTGTTGCTTCATCATAAACTTGTCAGGATTCTTTACCCCGAACCCGTCTTGCAGAACATGCCGGGCCAACTCAAACGGGTCGATAACAGTTCCGACCAGTGGACCGACAGCGTTCATAAGCGAAATGGCTTGCTGCCGACGGGCAGTCTCATTCATTGGCTGCGTCGAACCACCCTCAACAGAGTAGTCGTACTCACCCAGTATGTCATCCCGCGTGTAAGCGACAAAGAATCGTTTATCGTCCTTGCCGGTGATGCGAACCATTTGTTCACGCGTCATGTACTGCTGCAACAACTGAATGACCTTACGGGCCACATAGCCGATAGACAGTTCGATCTTCGCCAACTTGTCGGATGCTCTGGCATTGCCAGCGTCTGCAATGATGCTGGCTTCCGTCGCCGTACGACGAACCTCCGGCATTTGACCGCGCGCATATTCGGAAACACCACTTACAACATTGATGTCACCTTCAATGATTGCAGAATGATTGTAAATCTCCGGTGCCAAAGGCACCTGCGCCAATGGAATGACCACATCGGAAAGACTACGGTTCTCGTCCACAACCGGCACGAACCGACCATCAGTATCAGATTCTAAAGCCTCACGGCCCTCCGGGCCGAACGAACGCTCATGGTACAGATACTTTCGTGCATAACGCTTACGGTGGTTCACCATCTGCGTTCTGGTCATGTTCAGTTCTTCTTGAAGCGATTCAATCGCCTCCAAGTCCCCCATCGGGTAGAACTGATCTGGCACATCATAGTTGCGCAACATGACAAACGGGATACCGAAGTCATACGGCATCGACACCGGATCCAGAAGGAATGTTTCCCCGTCATGGGAACAAACAGAAATAGTACCGTTCTTTATGTCATAGTATTCATACAGCGTGACACGATCCGTGGATTCAGAATACTGCTCGCGCTCGTAGTCGGAATCCCACCGCATCTTCAGGCCAGCGTCGGCTGTCAAAGTCCGACGCGCCTGCGCCTTGAACCTCTTATCCTTCTTCACCTCCGCCAATGGGCGAACAATCCGCTGCGCAACCCATTTGGCATCCTCTAAGCAGGTCGCTTCAGGATCAACAAACATGTCGAACGGAGAAACGCGTTCAACAAATGCCTGATCTTCCACGATCTCCACCATCGTAGAAGGAACCGAATCAACCAGATCCTGTGACGATGGCAAACTCCCAGCCAACTGCGGATTCACCGCAGCAAAGTCATCAACCTCCGTTTGGGCGCTGTCCAAACGAGATCGACGTTCATCGCCAGTCATCTGGCGTTCAACCTCAACGAAACGCCAACCAACCTTGAGCCAACCATGACCCACTATCAGGAAGTCCTTGACGGCACGCCGGAAAGATTTCTGATAGTCGTGATGCCGCCACAAATAGTTGACAACAGACTCAACGAAAATGGCCCGGTCTTGATCCTGTTCCTGATTTGCCTGAACCGTGATCTTCGGATGGTTCACAGCGACAGATGGTTCGATCACGTTTACCGTCGAAAACGCCAGATTTACTGACACGCGATCCGACCCATCAGATGGATCACGAACACCGAAATAGGTTTTACCCCGGTACAAGTCGATTAGTCGATGCCACTTCGGGTCGTACCCTTCTTCGGTACGCCACCGTCGGGCCATCTCCAACCGGTCATGGACCTCTTCGTAATGTTCGCTTTTCGCCATCAGGCGGGTGCCCTCTCAGGTTCTATCCCTGCCGCACGAGCCTCAGCGATGACCTTTCGTTCACGTTGGCGCAAAGTCAAATGCTGCTCATCTGGGGGCAGCATCTCACGCATCGTGCGTCCAGTCACAACTCTGACTCCTAATAACTTCTGGCGCCACTCCCACAGATCCGCCATTTCGGCGGCATCCTTAGGACCATGCAGAGACTCCACGTACTCGTGGAACTCTGCATATGTGGCTTTTGGGGGAAGGATCAAGTGCTGTGAACGGCACCGCTGGGCTGCGAGGCGGACGGTTCAACCTTGCCCGTTTCACCGTGCTGGTTGAACGGCGTTTCGCGCCCATGCACGCCAGAACCCAACTCGCCGGGATGAGCGTTGTTGATGCCCTCTTTCACCGTTGCCTTCTGTGACCCACCCGGACGGGCAGGACCATTCCACAACTGAGCGCTGTTCAACCTCATCGTTGCGCCCATACCGGATGCATTGTACTTGTTTGGCTTGCTCAAGGACTTTCCCTTTCGTTAGATTGTCCTACACATACACTCAGGCTGTCCCACGAAACGAGTTGGTGCCAATATGGTTGTTCTCAGGGTCGTTCGACGGGATCTGTCTACGCCACCAATCAAACGTGAACGTATCATCCACCTTCTGAACAAACTCTGGGATAAACGCATACTTTCGCATCTGATTTGCCATAGCCAATGCCATCACCCGGTCATCATAGGGCGACCCCGACATTGAACCGCGTTCATTGCGAGTAAATGTTCGCAACTCACCAATCGTGTCCCGGCAATGCAAAATCAACTCTTCATTCTTCAACGCCATACCCAAATCGTCAATCATCAACGGTTTAGATGTACGCGTCGTCTTCCACCCGAACTCCTGAGTCATCTTGTTTGACTCATTGTTCAAAGAACGCTTACGGAACATGTTGGGATACCCCAACTGCCGCAACTGCACAATCGTCGTCAACCCGTGATTGTTCGACTCCACACAACACAAAGCATTCCCGTACCAGACCCCAATGTTGTAAACCTCATAGGCCAACTCATCGGGCGGGATACGACCATGCCAGATAGCGACCTGTTTACCCTCCTTGACATCAATAACCTGCACGCACGAATAGTCGCCATGCCCCAAACCCTCCGCCGTATCTACACCCAGCGTGTAACCACTCCACCGTTTAGGACGTTCCCACACTGTCAGCATCGAAACTCCAACACATTCTTCTGAATCTCATGCAAAAAGCCTTGTTCGCCCTCTTTCAAGTGAATCGACATCCGCTCCAGCACATCTAAGTCAAAAACAGGGTTCCCTGACCTTACAAACGCCTCTTCAGCACTCGTCGGGTACTCCTGAGCCAACTGCCACGGCAACATGGAGTCCTTTTTCGACTCATACCACGAAATGTCACGGTCCTCAGACGCAGACCACGGAAAAAACATCGAATCGAAGCGATTATTCCCCGTCGTGGCACCCACCCATAGTTGGTGAAAGAAGTTTCCGCTTCCATTTGCCGTACTAAGACCAATGATTCGGCCTCCGACATCAGCCACTGGTTCGATAGAGGCCCATGCCTCTTCAGGGTTGGGTAAGAACGCCCACTCATCAACTACAACCAGACTCGCGGACTCACCGCGAGCAGGATCCGACGCCGAAGGCATCGAAGCGATCTGAGAACCATTACTAAAACCCATCCTCTGCTGATGCTCAACAACCGACTGAGGCCCACGCGCCAACAACCAATCCGGCATATGTTTGAAACCATACTTCGTCTTCTTCAACAACAACACCGACTCCCGCTCCGTACGCGACAAATCAATGATGTTCTGGTCATCGTGAAAAAACGCCAACCAAAACTGGTGAGCAGCAACCAACGTCGTCCACCCAATCTGACGGGCCTTCAAAGTCAACGAATAACGGTTATTAGCCCACCGATTCAAAGCCTCAGACTGGGCACCCCGAAGATCAAACAGTATTCGACCACGAGCAGGATGGGCAATATGCCAATACATGCGCAAGAAATACGACTCATCCGCAACGCACTTCCTCCACTCTGCCTCCTGACGAAGTTCACTCAGACGACCCATCTAATCGAACAACGACTGTAACATCCGACCCAAACCCCAAACCGTGAACGCTACAGACAAGAACGCTATCGTCACGAATGCTGAAATCGTCCACTTCACTGGCACGACTCGCACACCTCAGGGTCTTCAATACCGCATACAAGCGGCTCATCATCGGTAAACGGATCAACCGCGACATCAGGAACCCATAACCCGTCACGCAACACCAAACCCGGCATAGCGCCCACCGTCACTTACGCTTCTTAGCGTGAGTGACCTTCTTACCAGTCCGCTTAGCAGCCGACTTAGCAGCCGCCTTACCCTTAGCAGAATACGAATAATGCTTACTACCAACCTTAGGCACTTGCCACCATCCTCAAATGTTTGACCTCAGCCTCCAAAGCGGAAGCCAACTCTTCATCTGAAAAGCCCGCAACGTCCCGCTCATCATCCACCACAACCTTACGCTTCGGAGTGAACTTCTCAATATACTGCAAATACAAAGACGCAGCCTTCACATCGCCATCGGATGCCCTCTGCCAGAGCGAGTCGATCACGCTCTGAACCCGTTCCGGGTTGATGTTCAGTTCTGCGGCGCCACGGTCCCATTCTTTGATGAACCGGTGGTCGCGTTTGATGCGTCTTAGGGAATCTTCGTGAATGTTGTTCTCGGCTGCCCACTCACGTTGTGTTCGTGGTTCACGCTCTGGGCCTTTCAGAAGCCATTCCAGAAAGTCCTGCCAGCGAACTGGCATGACTTGCTGGCCTGATTCTTCATCCCATTGCCAGCCTCGTCCGCCACCGTTCTGTGGCATTACTCTTTTTCCGCCCAGTTCTGTTTGATGAGACTCATCATGCGTTCAGCGTCCTCACGGTCAGCGAATAGTTCTTTCACGCGGCCATCTTGGATGACGGCGTACCGTCGGAGCCAGTGGCCTGCACCCATTGCGATGGTGCGTTTCTGTATTTCTAGGCGTACTTGGTTCATGTGCACCTCCTGTATGCGGTACCTACTGTAACAGCAGGGTGTCCCATTCCGGCATCTGAATATTAGATGGGGGTATCTGTTCAAACTGTGGGACGAACCTTGCATTAGGCGGGGGGAACGTGGTACTAAGTACAATGCCTCCGGCCCCCAGCCGGAGGCATTGATACTAAGTACC